ACCCGCCCCCCGAGCGCTGCGGCATCAGGGGGGCGGAAAACTGTGGGCTCTGTGCTTGTCCTTGTGACGATCCCCCGCCCATCTTCGCGAACTTGTTCAGCTTGTCGAGCCAACTAGTCGGCGCTACATATTCGCCGGACGCTTGCGTGGCGCCCGCAGGAATGGCGCCCGTAGAACCAGAAACAGCACCAGCCTCTCCAGAGGCTTGAAATGGGGTTGCTCCAATCTCTGCCCCGGCTCCCGCCAGTGAGCCGCCAAACTCGCCCGAGGCTTCAGCCGCTCCGGCAGGAATTGAACCCGCCGCGACGCTCCCTCCAGGCACCGCCCCGTACTCGCCAGCCGCTTGGAAAGGAGTGCCAGCGACTGCCCCAGCACCTGTAGCACTGCCGCCAAAGCCTAGCCCGGCGTTGCCAATGCCGCTCGCGGCCGTGCCCCCCGCTCCAATTCCAGACAGCGCCGCGCCGCCGTAGATCAGAGCTGCGACTTTAGCCGCCGCTTGAAGCAAATCACGATTGCTGTGCGTGGAATCGGTCAGCAATCGGTACTCTTCTCCAGATACGGGACGCATCTGACCGTTACCGCCCAAGTTGGTGGCATACCAGCCCCCACCAGGTTCGTTCGGGTTTGAGATTCCGGCCCCGATCATTCCACCCGTCGCGGAATTGACTATGGAGCTCGGGGTGTATCCCCAGTAATTAGCCGGCGCCGGAGCACTCGCGTCTGTCGTTGGGTCATTGACCTTGTACTTCGGGTCCATCGCCAGCGCATCGCCTAGCAATCCTCGGTTCGTGTCGTAATAGCCAAACACGTCGGCCATCACAGTTCCTTCGCGAATACGGTGGTGCGTTCCGTGTAGTCAGGCAGAAACTTCTTCCATCCGCGTCGCGAATTTAGCTCGATCCAACGGCAGTTCTTTGAGCGGAACCAGGGTTCTAGGTGCTTGTGGAGCAATTCCAAGAACCCACCGATGTTCTCTCCGGCCGCGATCCAGATCAGCCCCGAAGGCGTGTCACCGATCTTACCCAATCGAGTCACTACAAGCCCCTGAGTGACGCCGTTCTCACTGAAGCCCCACAGCTGCGCTTTGCTCTCAACCAACGCAGTCAGCACGTCCTCGCAGCCCCACACCGGATCGGCCACGCGCGCTAGAATGGGCTCTATCCAGTACCACTGCTCGGAGATTTCCCAACTTTGAAGGGTGAAAACGTTCATTTCTAGCCTAAAATCTCGACGAGCGGCGATCCCGAAATATCTTCCTCGCTTTGCAGCTCTCGGTACGCATCGAGCGCCAGCTCATACGCCGCGTTCCACAGCGGCACGCGCTCGTCGTTGAGCAAGAACGGCGAAGCCTCGAGCAATGCTCCGTACAACACCAAATCCGGTGCGTTCACGATAAGAAAGTGCGCGACTGCATCGGCTCCCCCCGTCGTGTAGCTGCGCATCACCGTAGGCTTGGCCCAGTACACGAGGTGGATCGTGTAGTTGTCGTCCGGAGGCGGACCGAACACGAAGTTGGTCGTTTCGCGTGAGATCCACACCGGGATTCCGGTCTCGCCCCCGCGAGGAAACGAGCCGTAGAGCTGATTCAGCGACATGCGATCCAAGCGCGACGACGGCGCGCCATTCACATACGCGTACTTGAGCCCAAGGTACGCCGCAGGAACCGCGATCACAGACGAAGCAATCGCAGTGCTGACGGCAACTTCCATCCAACGGCCGAAGTTTTTCGGATAGCGGTAGAAGCGCTCCTCGAAGTTCTGCACGAATCCGGGGATATCGGCCGTTAGCTCGCTACGATTGAGGTTGTTAGCGACCGAGGTGAGCAGCGTCGAGTAAGACGTGATCAGCGCCACGTCATTTCCCCGTCACGCGCACCTTGCCAGGGAACGTCCGCAGATATGCGTACTCCGGCGAGTTCAACTTCTGGCGAAACTTCTTCTGCATGTCGGGATCTGGACTAAAGATGTTGATCCCCTCTTTCATCCACTGTTCCACCAGCACACATGGAAGCTCGGCGACGTAACGGATAGACTGGTCTTTCCGTCCGCTCCCAAACGGTCGCCACGACGTGACAGACGCCCGCTGCTCCTTGATCGCATCCAAGATCGGGTCCATGGCCTGCACACGATGAATGACGACCTTGCCGTCTTTGGCCTTGATCGTGGTGGTGATTTCCGTCACAGCGAAACGCCCTGGCTCCCGCACATCAGAGTGGCCGCCGAAGCCGCGGCACCGTTTTGCGTGACCTTAATCACGCGGAACTTGCCGGAGAACTTGTAGACGCGTGCTGCTACGGTCAGAAGCACATAGGTCGTCATCGCCGTGGCGCCTTGATCCTCCATGGCGAGCGGCGCGGTGCTGAAGTTCACGCCGTCCAGCGATACCAACACCTGCACTGCCCCGGCCGTGCTCATTAGCGTGAATAGGGCGTGCTTCTCGATCGGCGCAGTCGTGAACAAAACGTCGTTAGCATTCACTCCGGCCCCGGTGTAGTACTCCACCGCATTGCGAGCGCTCATGCTATGAGCTCAGAGTCAGCGCGACAGTGGAAGCTACCGAGTTGGTAGCGCCGCCGTCTGAGTTGACCTCGATCCAATCGCCCTCGGCGACGCCGGTGTAGTACTCCGCGAAGTCGTAGTCGCCTTCCGCAGAGCCCGTGAACGCGACCGTAATCGTCGGCGCCAGCGCTACGTTGTTCTTCGTCACCGTTAGGATCGAATCGACGCCCGTGATTGCGGCAGCCAGCGTGTTGCTGACCTTGCGCAAGAACCCAGGGGCCGTGACGACATACCGAACCCCGCTCACCGCACCAATGTCGGCCATGGGAAGTTCGATCACATACCAGTTTAGAGGCAGGGGCATAGGTGTTACTCCAAAAGGGGACGCCTTAAGGCGCGCCCCCATGACAACGAACCAAACCGCACTGAGAAAGTGGTCAAGTCCCGTAACTCAGCTGGTCGTCAAATCGCGCACGATGGAATGTGCGAGTGGGTTCGATACCTCCAACGCCCATTCAACCTCGATCTGCTTTTTCAGCGACGAGCCGGTCACCGCAAGGTCAAACGTGTCGAAATCCCGCAAATACGCGATCTTGGCGTACTCCGTATCGATCAAGTAGACATTACGCGAAAGCGAGAACCGATCTGCCACCACCTTCAGCGTGTTGAAGTCGTCCTCGTATACGCTGATCGTGTTGACCAAGCGCTTCTCGGACGCATCCACCATGCGGCTTTGGTTGCCGGCGAAGCCAGATGCCACCCGCTTGTTGAACGTCCCGGTGACCATGAGACTGGGGCTGCCTCCAGCATCAAATGCCTGCTGCGACACATTGAGCAACTGCGACTCGACGAAAGCACGTTGCGTGCCGTTCGTGGCCGTGTCCGAACCATCCCCCGTGGGATCGGCTCCGGCCGCATCCTTGTTTAGAAGCCACGTCGGGAAGCCGGCGGTCTTCCTCGCCGTCGTGTCGTTACCTGCCACCTTCGCGGTGTTCGCCGTTAGCATCACTTCCATGTCGCGCTTGATCTCGGAGATCTTCCACGCGACAGCCTCGGCTAGGGCATCTTGCATGCCCACCTTGTCCACGGCTTGCTGGGTCAGCGTCACGGCCGCGATCTTGTTGGAAATCGCCGTCCGGTTGTTCAGTCGAGTCTTCGCAGACTCCACGTCAATCGCGCCGTCGTCGCCTTCGATCTTCTCGTTAGCGGCGGCAGTGGCTAGAGCGTGGGTCGTCCACTCATGAAGTACAGCTTTGGCTTTCCCCCTCGGCAGCGCCGTTAGAATCGGCGTGGTCGTGGGCGAAATCTGGTACACCGCGTTGACTAGATCCTCGCGGTTACCTCGGCCGACACCGGTAGTGGCGGAAGCGTCATAGACGCTGTAAACACCTGCTGGCTGGGTCATGGCTCATGTCCGAGCCCCGAGAATGCGTTTGAATACTGTGGCGGCGTCGCGTACTTTGCCCGTACGCGCGAGCTGGGCCATGTCATTTTTGGCTGCCAATGCGTCGCGCGCTTCTCGGGACTGTTTCGTGCCGGGCTTCAGTAGCTTCGGCGCTGCCTTAACCTTTTTGAGCGTGGCCGGACGGTCCTTTTGCAACTGTCCGTACTTCCACGCGTCGCGAATGATCAGCGCATAGCGGTGATCTTCCAGCTGTCCGAATTCCTCGTCCGTGACACCGTAGCCCTTCAAGTATTCAGCGATCGCGGCTCGATCTTGAGCCCGCTTCGTGTCATCGCTCCACTCGGGTACTTTGGCTTTCAAGAGCGCGCGTTGCTCCTCCGCCCAGGCTTTCGCCTTGGCTTGAAGAGAGCCCTGCTCTTTCTGCTTCTCAGCGGCGATTTGCTTCGACAACTCTTGGAGCTGCCCAAACCGCTGCTGATAGCCCACGTACGCGGAATTGAACCTCGCCGGGTCCTCCGCCTGCAGCTTCGTCCAGTCCACCGACTGGAACTCCCCTACCAAGGAACGCTCGAGCACCTGAATGCCCTGTTCCATGGAGTGAAGCCGTTCGCCTACCGCCTTCTCATACTCCGCCCGTTTGGTCTCAAACGTCTTGCGGTCCGTATCCAGCGCGGCAAGTTTCTGGTTTATGTGGCCGTCGAGTTGGTAGCTTTTGACCAGATCCCGAATTCTCGCAGTACCCGTCTTACCATCGATCTTGGTGGGAACCGACAGGTCCATGATCCTTTCCAGATCAAGCTCCGTCGCTTCCGCCAAGTCTTTGAGTGAGTCGAGTTTGAGCTCGGTTTCTGCTTCAGCATCGTCTTCGATCGGTTCATCGGTCTCAACCTCCTCGGGCTCTGCATCCTCGCGGGTAGCAGGCTCCTCAGAAGTTTCAGGCGTTTCCTCAGTGGAAAGCGCTTTTGAATCTACAACCGGCGCGACCTTCGGCGGGCGGGCCTCGGCATCCGTCTCGGGCTCTTTCTCAGCCTTCGGCGGTTGCTGCTGTGCATTCAAAAACGCTTTGATGCTCTCTAACGGCGTCGGAGCGACGACAGGCGGTGTGGCGGCGGCTTCAGCCATGTCTAACCCATTCTCCAGTTACGGATGGTGCGTTCTAGGCTCATGGTCAAAAGCACCACTTCCTGATCCCGCGTCAGCCCAGCTCGATAGGCCTCGAACGTCCACGACTCGTTCACTGGGGCCGGACGATCAGCGAACAGAATAAGCACGCCGTCACACTTCACTTGGCCGTTTTCAAGATCGTGTGCGGCAGCTCGAAGGATATCGATGGGTTTCACCGCGAGATTGCCCGGTTCACGTTCGCAGCGCAGAGCGGCCAGTTTCTCGATATCGCTCAATCAATCCTCCGTCCGCGCATCAGACCATCCGGTATCAGGCCACGACTGCAACTGAAACGGCCCCGGCCCAAACTTATGCAGCGCTCGCTGGTGCCATTCCAATCGACCGTTGTAGCCGATCTCCATACTCCAGCTCGGCAACCAAACGGTGATATACCGAAAGGTATAGCGCGGCAAGTCTCGACGCCCTTCGGGGTAGGCAGGATGATACGGGTAACACGTCCCCCACTGAATCCAGTGCTTGCGCTCGACAAGCCCGCCTTCAACGTAATCTACGTCTTGCCGGCGAATCCAATCCGAGAGCAAAGAAAGGCCAGCCATTAACGCCATTGCGGGTGCTGCTATCCACATGACTGGCTCAGTCAATTCTACGACCCCGCACGTTGATTTCCTCGCGGGCGCTGATTCCGTCTTGAATCACGCCCCATAAGTACCTGTTTATACACCGACTGGTCTGAAGTGCCAACACCAGACGAGTGTGTGCTTCAGTGTCCGAGAGCTTCACGGCGTACAACTGCGCGAGAATATCCGTTTCTGCACTACTGAACGCTTCCTGGATCAGCGGATTGGACAGGAGTTGTTCGGCCTCCACCGCCCGGCGACTGCGCTCTTCGGGCTGCCACTTCCGCGCCGATGCCGGCTTTAGCGAGATCCACGCCGCTCTTGACTTCCAACTCCGTAATCGTGAGATCGCGCTCTTGAGCACGGTCCAAGTCTTGCTGATGCGCATCGATCATCTTTCCTTGCAAGTTGCCCTGCTGCTTCATCTGTTCTGCCGTGACGTATGGATCTGGCGCCGGTTGACTGGCCTGCTGGCTCGCCTTCTTGTACTCGTCCGAGCTCGGGTCGGTGATGAAGTCCTCGTTCTCCAGCCCTAGTTCCGACTGCATGCGCTTAAACAGCGAGAAGATGTTGTGCGATTGAATCAGCGCTGGATCTGCGCCACGCGCCGCCGCTTGGGCATTGGCCATCGCACCTAAGTTGGCCCGGATCTCATCCTTGCTCGAATTCCCCAAGCCTACCGAAACCGTCAAGTTCGCGCGTTCTTGCCATTCCGTTGGATTCACTTCGACCCAGTTCGCTCCCAACTGAAACCGAGTCGGGTAGTCCTGATGCCGCATCAGCAATCGATGGACCGAAGAATAGAGGCTCGACATGCCGGTTTCGGCAAAGATTCGCGCAATGGCTTCGGTCATCTGATTGGACGACGACTGCGCGGCGATATAGGCGCCCTTCGTGGACTGCGAGAGTACGTCCGCATCGAGCCCCTGTGAGGCTCTACCTACGCCCGTGCGTTTCTCCTGCTGCTGCTCGAAGTGATCGATCACGGGGAGAATCTGACCAGCCATGGGCTGAACCGGAATCGGCATGATCGACATAGTTGGAGGGCCATCATTGGCGACGTGCCCACCGGGCCGGTTGATCTGCAACATGCTGGTATCGACAGTGCCCTTGTCGTAGATCAGCCGCGGATTCATCGTGAAGTACACGTTATCGAGTACTCCACGAGTCAACGCCGTGTTGATCCTTTGCAGATCCTCCATGCGGTCGTATTCCGACAAGCCCACATGGCGATGAGGAACCGGAAACGGTGTCCAGCTCTCCCACTGAATCTCCGATGCCTCGTTGTCCTCTAGCGTGTCGTTACCGGACAGCAGCAACTGGCGAAGCTCGGCAATCCCATCATCATCCTCATCGATGTAGGTGAAGCACTCCAGCAGCGTGATCTCTTCCGACGACCAGTCCTTGCCGCCCTGAAGGTCTCCGCGCGTCTCGTTCACCGTGTCTCGAGCTACCGAACCTAAGCGGTACTGAGGGTTGATCGAGTAATCCGTCAGCGCTTCCACGCGCTTGCGGTCAAACCCCATTTCGATCAAATCCGAGCGCTTGACGTTGGTTCGCAGATGCCCCACAAAGTCCGCGTCCTTGACGTTGCCACGACACGACGCGCTGACCACGACTTCTTCAGGCGGCACACACTCGATCTTGGCCAGACCGCGCTTTTTCTTGATGCGTAGCTTGATGGAGTGAAGCCCCTGGTCGTCTACCTCGCTCCCGACCACTTCGACTTCACCTTCGGCCTCGAGCTGCTGCAAGGTGTGGACGAGCTGGTCTTCGGTGAGTGCTGAGTACTCGTCGTATACGAGCTTCTCTTCTTCCTCCCACCAGTACTTGACGTAGCCCACCTTCTGCATCAGGCCGTCTTTTAGCCAGTTGTAGATAGTCATGAAGCCGGGGTTCTTCTTCCAGATCACGTGCCGAACGTAGCCGGTTTCCTGCTTGGCTTCGTTGGTATCTTCGGGACCCACCGGATCAAACTGCACGGCGTTCATGGTGGCGAAAATGCGCATCAGCGATGGCATGCGCCACTCGATCACGTCCATGAGGTCTTTGGTGACGACTTGAGCGCGGCCGTCGATCTCGTTGCCTAACGGGCGGCCGTAGTAGAAGTCGAGCGCTTTCTCTCGGTCCGAGGTCAGCTCGGAGTCGATCGCGCCTAGTGCATGGTGAACACGGTTCTCGACGATGCCCCGAACTTCGTCCTCGGTGAGCTTGGTCACTGGCTACGCAGACGTTTAGCACGCGCATGGGCACGCAGAGACTTAAGCTCGTCGCGGAACGCTTCGACGGTTTGGCCTTCTATCGCCGCCTCACCATAACCACCGCCCGCGTCCGTCTCGTCATTCGGGGGAAGGCTTGACGTAGCAAGCGGTGGCGCTGGCTTCAATCCAATCCGGGCCTCTATCT